AGTAGTTGCACGAGCACCGGTAACTAATGCACCGTCTGCATATGGGAATGAACCACGTTCAGTAGTAGTAATTGTTTGAATTACACCAGAACCGTTAACTGTACCAACTGTAAATACAGTGCCGTTACCGATAGTAAATGTATCACCTGTAGTATAGTTAGTACCGCCTACAAATGAACTAATTATATTAACTTGTGATGTAATTGTTGCAGTAGCAGCTACTCCGCTTAACAAGTTAGGTGCACCTGTTAATGTAACAACAGGGCGAACGGTATACGAACCAGCCGATGTTACAGGAATACTAGCCACACCTTTACCGCCGATGCCGTCATCTGCAGTAGTAGTTGTTGAACCGGTGTTACGGTTACCAAAATATTTTTTATTTAATGGACGTCCCATTTGATTTCTCCTTTGACGTTTTATGTCATACGCAGTGGGTACTGCATAAGTTTGCAAGTGCAACACTTATTTGACAAAGTATTTATCCGTAGGTGATGCCTATACCGATTTGATTTATAATAACTAGATCACGATGAGGATATACTTGATTACTTCTAAAACTAATTGCAATTCCGAATGAATTAGACGAAACATCTGCACTAGTTAATGCAGTTCCCCACATTTCTGCAGGTCCTCCGTATACATTTACATCTCCGATAATAGGAAGTAATGGACTATTTTCACCTGTATACATATTGCTTTGAACAGGGTTAATTGGACTAGCCATGTCAACACCGATATAATTGTTATTATGTATAAGTTGAATACGTAAATCTTCTATTCTTGAAAATCGATGCATATCTAAATAAAATTCTATACCAGTTATTGATTGTTCTTCATCTGGTATATTAAGATTAGTACACCGTAATTCAGCAGTGTTGCTAAGAAATTTTTCCATCCACAAACCGCTAATAGTATACAAAGGTTGTTTACTAGTAACGCAGTTAGTTGGTGTTATTAATCCGTTAATATCCCATCTAATTATAGGTTGTATTAAATCTGTTTGTTCGATATATTCAACGATTGATGTAGGATTATAAAATTGTGTGTTCATAATGTATTTATCATAAAAAAAGGCGCAATTGCGCCTTAAATTTTAAAAACATAATTGCCACAATCCCATAGTCGTCGGTATTTGTTTGCAAACATGTTTTCAGTTTGAGATAACATATTATTATAATTAGGTAACCATTTTTTTAAATTCTGTTTTTGACATTTATATCTAGATATAATAGTATTTCCGTCAGTCCAGCAAAAACCAGGTCCGGTAGTTCTTTCTAAATAGAACCCAATTGAAGTATACCCAGTACCATTTGATTTATTCCTATCACAATACGAAACAATAGTTGCATTATTAATTTGACGTTTTGCGTACGAAATTAATTTACTTGCGCCACCAACTACAGTTACATTAAGTATAGTAGCCATTCTTATTAATTCGTATGATTCTGATATTTTTGAAAATCGATCTCTTCCAATTGAAATTGCCATTTGAAGTTGGTTATTATACAATAATCCATAATAATATTTTGCAGGAGCAAATCCGTGTAAATGGTTAGTATTAAAAAAATCTTTAGCTTGAATAGTATCTAACTCAATAATTTTGCATTTTCTAGCATAAAGTTTAGTAGTTAACTGTAGCTTTGATCTTAATATTGATTTAATAATAGATTGTTTATTATTCCATTCCCAATCACTAATATGAATTAAATTAATTCCTTTTGAATTTGCAAGATTAGTTTTGTCCATATGGCGATTTTTATATTCAATTTGGGTAGACATTGGATTAAACGAATGCCAATATAATCCGTTAATCTCTATTCCTAAATTATGTGATGGAATTAAAATATCAATCTCTTTACCATCTAAAATAGTTCTATCATGCGGAATAGATTTAACATGTAATGTGTTAATATAAGATTCAATTTGTTTTTCAATAAGAGAATAGTTACTGTTTGACCGTATAGTAAAATTATGTTTTTTACAATATTCAATTACTGTTGAATAATATACATCTAACTCATCTGCAATATCAACTGCGCTGCGTTTATTAATGTTATATTCATTATCTAACCAATTATAATCTGTTAAACAAGCATGTGAATATTCTGAAATTTTAGGTTTAGACAACATAGGTTTTACATCATTACGTTGAGAATTAAATTCAACTCCGTATTTGTTAATCATTGTGTTAGATCGTTTTTTGTTTATCTCAGATTGTAATGTAGTAGAAACTTGTTCTTTTGTTTTTTTTACGCTACTACAAATGTTTTCACGGGTACAAGTACACGATGATGCTGGACCGCATCCGTAAAATCCTCTATTAAATCGTTTGAACTTTTGATTATTACCGTATTTACAGACACCATTTTGTTGATATATTGCACTATATGCATGTTCGCTTAATGAGTTTGAAGTTACAAGTGAATTTTTATAGATCCAATTTAACATTTCTAAATTTTTTTTAAAAATAGAAGGATATGATGTTGGGTTTTCTAAAATTATTTGAAGTATTTGTGTTTTCATATTAACAGTATAGCATGTATTTTGTTGTAAGTCAATAAAAAAGGGCTCCTAAGAGCCCTTTAGTATAAAATAAAGTTAAGAAAATCTTAGCTAAATTTAACGTTTGCGTATGTGATACCAACACGACCTAAGTAGTCAGCTGCATTACCTAAAGATGATGCAGTATTTGATAATTCAACATAACCATAACGTGTCATAAACGATACAACTGGTTCAAATGTAGATGGATCAAGTACAACACCTGACGACATCAACGGAATGTATGGGCAGTAAAACGCAGGAGCGTCTGATTCTGAACCACCTTTGTAACCAATTAAGATTGAAGTGTTGTCAGTAGCATAGCTATTAACATAAACTTTCAATGAATTGTTTAATGTACCAACAAATTTTGTGTTAGTAGGAGCTTCGAAAGTACCTTCAGTTGTACGAGCAAATGCTGAAGTTGTAGCTGATTGCAAAATTGTTAATGCAAATGGAGATACAACAGCATAGTTACCAGCACCACGACGTGTACGTTGTGCAATCAAGTTGCTTACACGGTTGATTTGAACAGCTAAAGCAGCGTGTTCGTCACCTACGAAAGTAGCTGTACCTGATACTGCAGCTTGGTTGTATGTTTCAACATCTGAACCAGCTAATGTTAACAATGAAGCGATAATTTCTTGATCGATCTCAGCAGTGATTTCTTGAGCTAAAGCAGCCATAATTTCTGCTTCAACGTCAATACCTTGTTGTGCTTGAGCGTCTTGAGCAGATTCAAATGTCCAGCGAGCTGACAACTTACGTGTTTTAGCTTCAACTGTTTGTTTCAAGATTTGAATGCTCATTTTTTTGCCTGCTTGTCCTTCTAAAGTTGCAGTTGAAGCAGCTTTAGCAGCTCCTGTTAAAGCTACGTCATTACCTGAATAGCTTTCTGCAATTTTGAATGGACTTAATGCTTCTTCACCAGCTACTGTGCTGTTTGAACTATCAGCATAACGAACACGCAATGTATGAATTTGTCCAACTGGACCAGTCATTGGTTGTACACCAACTAATTCGTTAGCAATAACGGTTGGCATAACACGACGGATTACTGGTAAAATCACGCGGTTTAAAGTTGCAACGTTGCCAGCAGATGTAGCACCAGCAGTAGGAGATTCCATCAAATACTTACGTGTATTTTCAAGTGTTACGCCCATTACTGATTTTTTTGTACCTGTCAAGCCTTCTAAAAGTGCTTGTTTTGTTTCTGCCCAACGGCCATTAAGTAGTTCTGACATTTAAATTCTCCTAAATTTTTATAGTCCAGCGAGGCGGCGGATATCGATGATATTCGATTCATCTTCGCTGCTACGGGTGGTGTTGGAAATTTGTTTATTTCCGGTTATTTCTTTAGCTTCTACAAGAGCTTGTCTTTTTTGTGGTGCTGCTTTACCAGACATTACTGCTGGTAAATATCTTTCAAAACTTTCGTTAAGTTTTGAAGTTTTTACACTCGTCATCAATTCACCCATGATAGAACGTTGTTCTGCACTTAGCGGAGCTAACAATTCGCTCATGATTGCTTTTCTTTCTTGCGACTCTTTCAGCGCACGAATCTCTGCTTGTTTACTTTCTAATATTTTTTCAGCTTTGATAACTGCATGTGCAGCTTCATTGATGGCTAAATCTTTCATGTCTATGACTTTGAGTAATTTTGCAGTTTCGGATTTCTCATTCAAGTAACTTGATTGGTATTCAGCAGCAAACGCTTCGAATAGCTTACGACCAAAGTCTGTACGACGAGCTGACTCAATGTCTTCTTTTAATGAAGTAATTTCAGCGTTTAAGGTTTGACCTACAACACTTTCAACCATTGTAGCTGCGCGTTTTACAAATTCTTGTTTTACTCGTTTGATTTCTTGACGACCTTCACGAATTAGACGAACTTTTGATTCGGCTAAATCCTGTTTGTCTTTATAAAATTCTGTAATCTCTTGAGCTAAAGCTTCAACAACAAAATGTTCTAATGTGCTAAATTTATTAGCCATTGACATTTGATCTTCGTGGAGTTCTTTAACTTCAGAAGCCAATTGGCGTGTTACGAATTTATTCATAACTGTTGCACTTTCGGTCATTTTTCTAGCAAATTTAACTTTCATTTCTGCTAGCTGTTTGCGATCAGAAACAAACTCGTTAAGTTCACTTGATAGTTGTTCAGAGATCATACGATCAACTGCTTCAACCATTGTGTTCTTATCATGTTCATATTTCTGTGCAAACTCTTCGCGGAGTTGTTGAGCTACTACCTCACGGTTTTCAACGATACGTTGTTCCCATGCTTGCTCAATAGACTCTTTGATTTCTGCCGAAACCACATTGTTTTCAAATAACGTTTTTAATGCATCCAACATATGTGATTCTCCTTTCTATTGGAGTCCGTTTATTATATTTAATAAACTTTCTTTGAGGTATTTTTGCGCCTTTGCATCACCCCGTACCTCTTCCGCTAAACGGATTGAACTAAGACCACCTTTTGAATTCATAAGGTGTTCATAGATTGGTGTAGGATATGCTCCCGGTGCGCTTGGTTGAGCTACCATGTCTACTGTGATAATCTCAAAATCTGACACTTCACCGGATCCGCTATCGCTAACGTTACCAGATCCGCGTGAACTTACGCCTAGTTTCACTCCGCTCTCTAACATAGTGCGTATAAGTTGTCCCATTGGAGTAGGTAAAATTTTAAGTTTACCATACCCGTTTGGTCCTTCCATCCACATGTTAGTTATCATATGTGATACTCGGTCTAAATTTATTTTTAGATCATCTGGATGATCTACTTCTCCAAGCACAGAATAACCATTTTGAATCTGATCGTTAAGGGTTTTAACAGCCTTGCTAATCTCACTTACAGGATAGACACGTTGGTTAGCATTACGAATGCCACCTTGTATACAGATACCACTCATATACAAACTTTTACCGTCCCGCTCGTCAGATTCAACGATCATTTGTGCTTCGTTGAAGCTAAGGTTTTCTCGGAGATGTAACATAAATTACTTTCTGCCTGGGATTAAACTTCTTTTGTTAATACCATTGTCACCTGAAGATTTTTTCTCTGCGCCGTGACCTTTTGGAACTGGTTTCAACTTAGGTGCTTTTGTATTTCCAGGAACGTTTTGGTTTCCGCCATCCATTTTAGATGTAGATGGGTTTAACAATCCGCCTTTTGTACCTTCGCCTGATGCAGTTTTACCAAATTTAGGAGCTACACCACCCATGTCATTGTATTTAGGTTTGTTAAAAATACTTTTGTTATTAACACCGTTGTCACCGTGTTTAGGTAATGCAACTTTGTTTACGTATTCAAACATACTTTGGAATTCGTTTTCTTCTTCGCCTTCTTCGTCGTCAAATCCGCCTAGGTCGCCGCCTAATTCGTCATCACCGAACATGTCTTTGTGTTCTGGTTCGTTTTCTTCACCAGCTAAAAGTTGTTCAAATTCTGATTTTAATTCGTCTAATGCATCTTCTAAATCAAGAACGCGGTCTTCTAGTTCGCTGTCGCTTTCTTCGTCGCCAAACTCGTCTCCGCCAAATTCGTCATCGCCACCGATGTCGTCATCGCTTTCTTCGTCGTCTGCACCAAATTCGTCATCGCCTTCTTCGTCATCGCTGCCAAATTCGTCATCGCTTTCTTCGTCGTCTGCACCAAAGTTATCGGCTTCTTCATCATCGTCGCTTTCTTCATCATCGTCGCCGAACGCTTCTTCAAATTCTTCTTCGGCTTCTTCAGATAATAAATTTTCATAAATTTCGCGAGATTTTGCTACTACAATATTGTGAAATATGTCTTTTGCTGCTTCATGATCTTCATTGATCAATGCCTCAAGCATGGCTTCAAATTTTTTACGGTCAGTCATGTTTATCTCCTGAATAGTTTCGTTTTCTACAAGGCTGTCTTATATTTACACTACTTATTAAAAATAGTGTAAAAACAGGGTCAAACCGGTGTTTTTTTTAATATTTTAAAATTTATTTATGCAGCAGGTGCTGGTGTTGAATACATTGTGTTAATAAATTGTAATTCAACTTCTTGTTCTAAAATATGAGCTTCACTGCTCTTACGTAATTCGTTAATTTGCCTAAGTGACAGTCTAGTTTTACGAGTATCTGAACGATGTAAACTTCCATTATCGTTATCAGCATCATATCGTAACTCACTTGCAACATGCCGAGTGTTAGGATCAATATAAAAAAGTTCTCTTAATATCATATATCTATTTATCACATTGGGGCTGCAGCACCGCCCATTGGTGCTGCTGGCGGCATACCTGAACCCATACCGCCCATACTTGCATCTAAATCCATCCCCATATCGGCAGGTGCAGAAAGATTTCCTGCCATTCCTAAATCGCCTTCCATCCCTGCGGCAGATAAACCTGCGCTACGAAGTTCTCCAGCAGCATCTGTATGTGTAGGTTGTCCTTTACCTTGCTCTTCGCCCCATAATCTTTCGTTTTCGGCTATTTCGTCTTCGTTTAAACCTAAGAATCGTTTAAGGGCAAAGCGTTTACTCATATACGGAACTGTTTGAATAGTGTTAAATGTATTAATTCTTTCTGAATCTAATCCTGCTTGGCGTGCGCTTGCAAAATTTAAAGGAGGATTAAATGATAATTCAAATAAATTAGAGTCAATATTTGTTCCTCTTGAGTACATATACATTTTAAATTCGTCTGTAAACACTTCTGTAATTAAACTTTGTAATCGTTCGCAGTATTTGTTAAAGCGTAACTCTTGAATATATGCTGTACCAACACGTCCATCATTAAAACTTGCTTGACTATCGTCTGCACCTGTTGGCAAGTAACTACTTGGAATACGTAAACCACGGAATAATTTGTTTGTAAAGAATTTTAAGTCATCAATTTCGCCTAAATTAGTGCCACCTGGTAGGGTTTCGACTTTAGAACCACGACCTTCTGCAGTTTGAGGAAAGAAATAGTCTTCATTGATTGATAAAGGGTTGTACGCACTGTCAATTACATTCTGTCCGCCACCACTTTGACTTGGAATTCTACGCTGATGAATCTCATTTTTAACTCTTTCTACAAACGCCATGGCTAAATGACTCGGCATATTACCTACGTCAATATGAAATACTCGTCTTTCTGGTGCTCGTTGTATACGATAAATTAAAATAGCATCTTCTAAAAGCTCTTTTTGTTTGTAAACTTTGAAAATATTCTCTAATAAACTATTACCAAATGGGTAATTGTTATCTAAACCTTCAGAAAGTGATAAGTGAACAATGTGTTCAGCATTAATTGCGTGTTCGGTTTCAGCTAAACCAAATCTAGATCCGCTACTTGAACTAGGAAACGGCCCAGAAGACCCACGTTGAGCACCAGGTGCGCCCATATATCCTGCACCGGATGTCATACCTCCGCCTGCTTGTCTTGGATTAATGTTAGGTGTAATCTGCGTAACAACTAAGTTTTCAAAGTTAGGGGCTAAGTCTTTAATAATATATTGTTCTGGTTTCTTCCCATCGCTTTCATTTGCAATGATTTTAATTATTTTACTGTTATCAATCCAGTTCCATTTTTGAGTTTCTGGGTCTCTAATAAAGAAAGCGTCACCGTATTTGAATACATTACGAACAATACGGAAGATTTTGGTATCAAATTGCTGTAATTTATTCCATTGTTGTAAGTATTCGCCTAAAATTCGTATTTCTGAGTTAGTACCTTTGCTATTCCATCTAACAGTAAATGGACTTTTACCATCTTTTAGCTTTTGTGTACAAAATTCAGCAAGAATATCTAGTGCTGCATTAATTTCTGGATCACTATCCATTACTTCATATTGCTGATAACGCTCTACACGGTTAGGACTACCTGTATAAACGTCAGGTAGGTAACTAGAATAGTTAGTTCTAGCTGGACCTGCTTTAGAATTTTGAGTTGTATTCGAAGAACGATTATGTTCATAGTTAACATCAACCGGTGAAAAGTGTTTTCGCCATGTCATATATATTTTCCTTTGTTTTTATCTTATCCCAACAAATTACCCGATAAACTTTTAGTTGCTCTAACTTGTTTATGACTATTACTGCTAATAGTATCGGCATGTTGAACCATCTGTATCATAGTCTTATTTAACTGTAATAGTGAATCATGTAAATCTTTTAATGTTGTCTCGTGTGCTACCGGTGCAGGTGTTGCAGGTGGCGGCGTAACTGGTTTTTCTGGTTCTGGTTGTTTAACAGGTTGTGTAGGTTTAGGTGGTTCTACATCTTTCTTTGTTAATACTGCATGATCTGATTTTACGTCTTTAATTGATGCATGCGATTGTTTTACTTCTGCTGAAACTCTAGAATTATAGTCATTAAACGTTTCTAATCCAAACTTTTTGTACATTTCTTTAATATGCGCTTGCTCTTTTGTTTCTGCAGGCTTCTTAAGTTCAGGTTTAGGAGGTTCAACTTTAGAGTTATCGTTAATATTAGCAGGTTCTGCAGGTTTTTCACTTTCGACTTTAGGTTTTTGTTTGTAATAACTTGAATGTTGTCTATTAAGCTCTGCAATACGAGCTGCAGTTGCTTCTGGACTATGATCTATTTTACCTATTCCTTCTTGAGACCGTTTTTCTGAAGCAGCTAGTTCTTCTGGTGAAATTTCTTCGTATTTTACATTACCTTTAGCAAATGATGGCTTGTTATCACTCTTAAATAATCCAGATATAGACGAACCTACATCACTAAACGTGTCTGTTATACTATCAAAGAACCCTTTTTCTTTAGGTTCTTCTTTAGTTGGTTCATACCTTATAGCAGTATCTTCTAATTTTGGAATACTTGCAGGTTTAATAGTAGCATCTAACGATTTAAAAGAACTTCCAAGCTGATTACTTAATTCTTCAAATGCTTTAGGTTTAACATCAGGTTTTATACTTTCAGTGGACGGTAGTTCTTTTTTAGATCCACTGCTATAAATCACCATTTCTTTCTCAGCAGTTGTCATTTCTTTAATAGACTTATCAGTTACTTTAGATTTATCAGTTTTTTCAGGTTCTTTTGCACCGTGCTCCTTCATAAACTTCTTTTCGGCTTCTAATGCTTGCGCAACTTGGTTTGCATGAGCTTCTTGAGCGGTTTTATTTTTAATTTCAGCATGTTTAGCTTCTTCTTCAGCATGAAGTTTTAATTTACCTTTAGTTTTGATTAAATCATCTTCGTAACTGAGTGCTATTTTTGCAACTTCTTCTTTTTTCTTAGCTAAACGTTCTGCAGCTTCGGCATTTGGCTTAGTATTAGCTGCTTTCATTTGTTCGTAGTCAAAAGATGCGTTTTCTAATGCTTCTCTTTTCTTTTGTAACGCCATTCTTGCAGCAGATGGGCCTAATTTGTCTTCAGCAGCTTTACCTGAGTCACTAAGATCCATCTGTGACATACCAATTTTAGAAATATCACCAGAATTCATTGATTGTTTAAACTTAGCTAAGTTTATTAAGCTTTCGTCTAACTTTGAAACATCTGGAGCTTTAGGTTTAGGTAGTGGAGCAATTGTAGTTTTAGGTTTTTCAGCATTTGCTATTTTAACTTCAGTTAATGACCCTGATACTGCTTTGCCTAGGTGTTCAAAATTCTGATGTAATGCAGTAATAGCCGATTCTTCTAGAGACTTAGGTAGTTTAATTGCATCTAGATTAGGAGTAGTAATTTTTGGTGGTTCTTTAGGGGTAGCTGGTTTAATAAGTTTGTTAAATTGTTCTCCTAATTGTGCAATAGATTGTTGTTCTACAAACTTAAATTGATTTTCAGCTGGTTTTACTTCTGCTTTAGGTGGCTCAGCAGGTTTTACTTCAGCTTTAACCTCTGCTTTAGGTGGCTCAGCAGGTTTTACTTCGGCTTTAACCTCTGCTTTAGGTGGCTCAGCAGGTTTTACTTCGGCTGGCTTAGTTTGAGGAGTTGCTTTTTCAATTGCTTTAGTAACAGTTTCGTGCATTTCTTTTGCTTGTGGAGCAAATGTAATATTTTTAAATTTTTCAGCAATATCAGTAAACTGTTTAGCAACATTTTTCATTTCAGTATTAATATCTGTAAATGTTTTACCTAATTCAGTTAATTGCGGAGCAGCAGGTACTGTTTCCGATGTGGTTGTAGGAATTTTAATATCAGTAGTACTTGGAGATGGTGTTTTTGCTTGTTTTTGATCAGCTGATGCTACACCAGGTGGCATCATTTGCTGTACAAACCGTTTCATTTGATCTTCATTAGCTACAATTTCGTTACCATGAAGTTCTGCAAGCTCACCTTTTGGATCAAAGTGCGTAAACATGTCTTTAAATCCGCCACCACCTGATAAGAATTTTTCAAAGTCAGGAGTTCCGTCAGCAAAATGATACTTAACTGGAGATGCACCTGTTTGTTCTGGAGTTAATGTTGGAGTGTTTTTATGTGCTTCAATAGCTTTTTGATGAGCAGTAGATAACGGAAGTGATGCTTTAAATCCATCAGTAATTTCCTTAGCCATGTTACCAGGTGTAGCTTGTTCCTGTGTTCTAGGTCTAAGTGCATTATTAATACCATCAAAAGTTCCAATTAGTTTATTACCACTGTCAACTAGCCCACCAAACATTTTAGATGCACCTGCAGACATGTCTTTTAATGTGCGATCGGCTTTGTTTAGTGTAGTATCAAGCTCTGCACCTTTAAATTTTTCACCTTTTTCGTCTAATCCTTTTTGTGCATTATGAGCTTCTTCACGAATCATTCGTCTAGCAGTAGCTTCGTCGATATTATTACCTTTATTTCTCTCTTCATCAATTTTTGTTTGAATCTGAGGTAATTCTCTATTGTTTGTTTGTGCTTCGATTGCTCGTTGTGTAACACCGCCTGAGCCATATTGCACCATATCTTTAAAGCCATCAGAATTTTGCCATCTATCAACAGCTTCTAATGCTTTTTGCATTTGGATCTGTGCTGCAGCTTTTTGTTCTGGAGTGTTTGCAGATTTCATTGCTTCTGCAGCTTTTTGCAATTCTGGACCAGCGTCGCCCATTGCAGCCATAGATTCTGCGCCTTCTTTAGTACGCAAACCGCCTGTGAACGTTTCTTGGAATACTCGTTTAGCAGCTTCTGGCATGCCTGCCATGTCTTGCATGGATTCATTAAATCTATTACGAGCATCTTTGTCTAATCTTGATAATGCAACTTGGACAACTGCATCTTCATTACGTTTTCTTAAATCATCTTCTTGCGCTTTCCTACTTAAACCAGTTATTCGAGTAGTTTCATCCATTGCTGCGGTCATTCGAATAGCAGAATCGATTGCAGCATTTTTAGATTCAATATCTGACATGTCAATACCGCGTTGACTGCCCATTGCTGCTTTAGCTACCTCAGTAACGTCTTCAGTTTGAAGTCCAAATTCTTTTAATTTGTCAACTACATCAGATTCTTGTAAACCTTTAGTAAATTCTAAGAAGTTTACTTGTGATCGGTTCATAGTTGAACCTAAACCATTTAGTTCAGTTGCATTTCTTTTAAGAATATCACCGTATTCTTCATGTGTTAACCTTGCACCTTTAACTAACCGATCCATGTCAGCTAAATTATTATTAAAGTTAGATCCGTATTCACCAAATTCAGTATTCTTTTTATGTGCATCAAGTACAGAGTCGCCAACTTTTTTGGTTAAATCACCTAAAGTTTTACCTAACAAGCCCCCATTGTTCTGTAATGCACCGGTAAGTACATGAAATCCGTCTGCTACTTTTGCACTACCTTCCCATACATTTTTAAGAGCACCGGTTGTTGCGCCTACCATGTCTACAAATCTATCAACTACGCCTGAGCCAGAGTTTGAACCTTGCGAGATTGGTGTTCGAGGTGCAGAGCTAATTCCGCCACTACCGCCTCGACCGTTAAGTTGTCTAGTAAGTCCTTCTATCGCTTCAGTAAGTCGTTCTGTTTCTGTTTGAGCCATTTTAAAATTCCTAAAATTTTGAGTATATAAATACGGTTAATTATATATTTATCCGGAGATAAACATGGCACAAAATCCTTTACAACAATATTACAGACAACCAAAAATTTATATTCCATTGCCTTCAGGCGGCATTTATAATAAACTTGGAAGTTTATCAGGTGATGCAACCCACATGCCAATTTATAGCATGACTGGTATGGATGAAATTATTGTTAAAACACCTGATGCATTAGTATCGGGGAAAAGTACAGTATCGATTATTGAAAGCTGTTGCCCAAATGTTAAAAACGGTTGGGAAGTAACATCATTAGATACTGATTTATTGTTAGTTGCAATTCGTATTGCAACATTTGGGAATATTTTAGAAATTACAAATGTATGTGATAAATGTGGAACAGAACACGACTACGATGTAGACTTAACTACAGTAGTTAATCATTTTGCACAGTGCAAATATGATAGTGTTATTGAGTATAATGGATTGATTATTAAATTACAACCGTTAACTTATAAACAAACTACTGATTTTTCAATTCGTAACATGCGTTTACAGCAACACTTATCAGCAGCTGCAGCTCAATCAGCTGATGAACAGAAAAAGATTATTGAGGAGTTATTTAAAGACTTAGGCGCATTACAAAACGACATTTATTCTGCTAGTGTTGAGTCAGTTGATACTGGAACAGTTGTTGTAACCGAACCTAATTTTATTTACGATTGGTTAACAAACTGCGACAAAGATGTATTTGATAAAATCCGCGAGCAATTTAATAAAAATAAAGACGTTTGGAGAGTTCCAGATGTTAAAGTTAAATGTTCGTCATGTGGTCACGCTGCTGAATTGTCAATCGATTTAGATCAATCAAATTTTTTCGCAGCCGCCTAATTAGAATGTCATATAACGAAATTGTTAATTATCTAGTTAGGCTTGTAAACGAAATTAAACAATTTAAACTTGAACTTTATAGGTTATGTTGGTATATGCGAGGTGGTGTTAATATTAACGATCTTCTGTATACTCTAGGATCAGAAGATCGCGATATTATGTATGATATTGTTAAAGACAACATTGAATTAACTAAAGTATCAAGGATGCCGCTACTTTAAGTGCAATTGGCCATCTGGACCTCTTACAACTCTATCTAAAGAAGTATACGCACTATCATCTGTTGATGCTACAATTTGTTTCATTTGAGATGGGTCGAGTTTTTTCTTTGGAGGTTCAGTTGGTGTTTTCGGTTTAATAGTCCATGGATCGTTTGGATCTGTTGCAGACGGATCAACTGCATCGTTTGTAGATGGTTTTGCATTTGGGTCTGCAGGAGTAGTTATATCATGATAACCTTGTTCTACATGTTGTTTTGCCCATTCAAATCCTTTCTTAAACATTTCAATTATATCTGATCCGTAACCAGGAATATCTTCCATGTGTATGTTTATTAGTGGACTTGCTAATAAATTTGCGATAGCAATTCTTCCTGCATCTGATGATAACCATAACATAGCAGCAGATTGTACAGCTGGCCCTAGGACTTTAAATAATCTTCCAATTAATGGACCTATTATAGGTATAAATCCAAATAGCTCAGATAATAAAAATATACCAACTTCGCCCATGGATAATGTTCCAGCAATTGCTGCTAATTCGGTAATTAAGTAACCACGTTCTATCTGTCTTCTTTGTTCAAGCTCATCTGGTTTATCTTTTAATTTACTTTCCCATTGTTCCATATTTAAAAAATAATCAGCAATTGGTTTAACAAAGATCACACTGTATGTTGATTTTTTTAACAGGTTCATGTATCTATCAACTGTGCTAAGTGCAGATCCTGTTCCGGTTGCATTCCTTAAACGACTTGCTCCAGCTGCTAATGCGCTATCGAGTGATTGACCAAATGTAGGTGCTTCATAAAGATTTGCTGGTGTTATAATTTCTCGAATTTTCATAATATTCCTTTCAGGATATCCCTTATATAATATGAATATTTATTAAAAAATAAATCTCATATTAAAAGATGAACTATCGTTCATCTATATTTCGCTTTCGCTCAATATTGTTTTCTCTAAAAGCTATAATGAAAAAAATTAAATTATAACTGAAATATTATAATTTAATTATTTTATTTAAAGAGATATCACTTTTGAAGTCAGATGCACCCTAATAAAACTGGATGCAAGAAATCACCCCATCGCCATGGAATCGCAGTAAGAATTTATCTGACTGTAGACTCTTGTTATCGGCTACCTCCCAACCGCCACTTACAGGTATTTTTAAGATATAACTTTCAGGTGCTTCGTATATCATTGCAAGATTGTTACTATTACTAGTATTCTACAGATTTAAGAACTATGTATTCTGTTTCAAATACAGCTAGTCCACCATTCCGATTAAACAAAGCATTGACATCAATGGATGTTGCTTTTGGCATCCTCTCGCGTGAGGGTAGTGTTTAAAAGCCGTTGCACAATCAACGGTTTGAGCAGCGGTTCTCCTTCCAGAACTTAACTCAGCAGTATTACAAACTGGCCTGCCAACCTTATGTTAGTGTTAAAATAAAAGTGTTTTGTGTGTTTTGTTCAGTATTTACAAATGTGTTTTGAACAAGGGATTAAAAGTGGCTAAATGCGAGCAGCAGCTTCTGCTAAATCATTTGCGCGTTCGTTACCAGGATTACCTGCATGGGCTTTAACCCATTGCCAATCTATAGTGTGTGCAGCAGCAACGGTTTCTAATTTAAGCCATAGATCACGATTTAAGTAATCAGTGCGCCCTTTCTTTTTCCAATTAGGAAACCATTGTGTAAAACCGTCAACAAGATATTTTGAATCAGAATAAATCCTAACTTTGCATGGTCTTTTTAAACGCGATAGTGCTTCAATAGCAGCTTGCATTTCCATGCGATTGTTAGTAGTTTGTGGTTCTGTTCCAGAAAATTCTTTAATGACGTCTCTGTATTGCATAGTAGCACCCCATCCGCCTTTACCTGGATTTGGTACACATGCGCCGTCTGTATAAATTATTACGAGTTCTTCCATAGTGTTTTGTTAGATTATATTGTGTTTAGTATTTTTAAACAAATATTTATCTGAACAACTTCTCCACCTTGTTAGAAACGATTATACAGTCATTAGTATCAAAAGTCAACTGCTATTATTACCAATGGTAAATATACACAATATAGGAACACATATGAAAGTTACTGACATTTTAAAAGAAGAGTCTGAAGAAGAAATTAATCAAAATCGCGATAAAATTTTAGGACAGATACCTGCTGAATATACTAGTAAAAATTCACTTTATCAAAGCTGGAGGAAAGTAGTTGCAGGAGCACACAGACGATGTTGGTTTGCTAACGCTAAATCTGTTCAAGAAAGAACTCCATTAAAACTAAGTCGTGAATTTAATGTAACATATCAATATCTATGGGATTTAGTTAAGGTGCAACAATGGAAATGTGCAATTACTGGTGAACCATTAGCTCCGATCGGTAATAAAGATGATAATAATCGAATAAGTATTGATCGTATTGATTCAACTAAAGGATACATACCTGGTAACATTCAATTTATTACAGCAAGAAGTAATTTAATGAAATGGACACATGATCAAAATGACTTTGTTAAGTATTGTCAGCAAATTGTTAGTTACACTAATAAGAATGGAATACCGTATGATCCTGCAGATCAATCGACTAAATTAAAAGAAGCATACATTAAACAACCACCGAGCATTTTAAGAACATGGAAAAACAAAAGTGGTCCATTACATTATTTTTTAACTTCACCTACTAATGAACCATTATATGCAGATTTAGCTGCTAAAATACCGTGGCGTAGTAAAACTGGATCTACTTTTGAAAAGATGTTTCTAACACCGCAAACTGCAGCTACTTTGCTTAATTGGGTTAAATTAGGAGATGCTGCTTACAGAGAACAAAATATTCCTGAGTTAAAAGAAATTAATTCTAGATTACTTATAGTAATGGGAAAATGTATCTCATCGGCTAGTAGTCAACTAGAACAAGGAAAGTATCCCGAAGAGCTAGGTGTACCAAAATCTGTATTAGCATCTCTTAAGAATTTTAAAATTGCATTGCAAGATCTACATGATGGCAAAAAAATGATTCTTACAAAAAAAGCAGGCGAATCACAAACTGATGGTAGATACATGACACAAATAGAACGTAAACAGTTTGAAGATTACATGTTACAAATTGATCAGTATTTACAAAACCGCCCTTCTTATGAGCAAGCAAAAGCTCTTTATGATCAAGTAAGACATCATATTGATAAAATTACACGACGTACCCTACAGAATACTGCACAAGGTATAACTCCTGCACAATTTCTTGCAAATCAACTAGCGTCATCAAAATTTGATGTAGTAGATGATGATCGATTTACATCTAGTGATTTTGCAGCGTTAGATCCTCAACTTCAAAAACGCATTACCGCACAGCAACAACGAGGAGCAATGCCAGATGAATGGGATAGATCAAAACCGGAACATAGATCGTGGAAAAAGGTTTTAAATAATGCTTTTACACGTATTTTGTCACGCTCAAAAAAACGTGAAGAAACTGGTAAAACCGCGTTAGATCAACATAAGTTTAATGCTAGTAATGAAGAATTATGGAAAGTAATAAATGACCAAAATTGGACATGTCCGTATACTGGAAACAAACTAGAAGCTACTGGAGAAGGTTCTGATAACCAACTTAGTCCAGATCGTATTAACTCAAGTTTAGGATATGTTTCGGGTAACATACGATTTGTTACTTACAGAGTTAACATTATGAAAGGGGATCGATCATCGGCGGATTTTGTAAACAGTTGTAGACAAATAGTAGCTAATCAAAAATCTAAGAAACCTTAGAAAGCTTTTCAACAACATCTTTATTTTCACTCCAAAAAGAATCGTAATCAGTAAACACCCATTTACCGTTCTTTTTGGAGTAATAGTCTACACTTTTTTGTAGTTTGAATTTTTTGATATGTTTATGCTCAATCGCAACATAAGATCCTTTACGATTAAACTTCATCATAATGATATTAAAATCATCCTTATCAGCAACTTCTAAAGTTTGCTCAATCCAAGTATCTAAAATCTTAATTTCACCTGCAGTAAACAATTGATGAAATGGAAAATCAGCATAAGATTTACATTCGGCATTAAAGTGCTTCCAATTTAATGGCGGTACAATATCACCTTTCATAGCACGGATTTGTCCTTCATGTAAGAACTCTTTACGTACTGCATTCTTACCTCCGATGTATGCACCGCTGCCCGGCACCCGCATGAAAGATGCATTATACAGTGAGCTTAAATGTTTTGATACTGTGTTTTCCCAACTGTTCCCTTTTGTTTTAGATTTACTTGGCATAAATTCCTTTTTACTTTAATTATCTTGATCATTCTTAGCGTCAATTGCATTTTGATTACGTTCCTTAATCATAGCAATTGCACGTTTACTTGGTTGCTTAGGAGAGAATTTTGCGTATCTAAAATCCTGTACAACTATGCGCTGTTGATCACACAGCTGTCTTAACTTAAGACTAACTCTTTTTAGTTCTTGTAAACATTTACGAACTTGAACACAACTAATATCAGTTTGATTAGTAGCCCATCTTTGATTTGCTCTAAAGTACTCGTCAAATGCTTTCATTATTTCTTCATGTAGTTCTTCATTTGGTAACATAATTACTCCTATATCTATATTTATTAGTCGTGAGAATGCCACTCTAAAAATAAAGTGGCATGAAATTACAATTTTAATTTACAGTTGTCGCCGTGAAACAGAGTATAATGATTTTTTGCAATCGTCTTGTTACAATGCTCGCATGTTCGTTGATGTTTAGGTTGTTTCATCGGATTGTTATCTCCTGAATTTTTTAACTTGGACATTTGTTTATTATATTCAGATGCAGATTTTCCATACATTGGATTTTTTTCGCCTTTTAATCCTACTTTAGGATTTCCTTTTAATGATTTACTTATATTTTCATTATGGGTCGCCGGGCGAAATTCTGCATAATTTTTAACACCATTGCTTTGTTTTTGTTTAACTTCTGAAGAGTGCTTTTTTCCAAAGTGTGGACTTAATTCACCTCTTTTACCGTACATAGGATTTTTATCTCCTTGCCTTGCTAAACCTTTCTTTGCACGAGTTATTTCTGACTCAATTCTACCTAATCTATTTCCTGGATCAATTTTAGCATTTGATTGATTAAAACTCATAGGATCGTTTTTAGCATCTAAAATTGTAAGGTAATCAGATTCTAATTTTCTTATATATGATGCAGGACCAATTGCTAAGATTTCATATCTCCAGTCATTTCTATTTTCTAAAATTAACGGCTTTACTATTTTACTTGAACACAGGTAATTCTCATGGCAAGCTGGATTCCACCCAGCTTGCGTTTTTGATCCTATATACCATTTATTAGTAGGTATGTGAATCCACTTGTAAAGGTACGGTATTGACTGTTTCATTGTATAGTTGGATAATCGTAATTCGTAAAACCGTTTTCTTTGTAAACTCGCAATATGTTGTCTACTCGTCCAATTAATTCTTCTTTATGACTAATTAACCAAATTGACGAATCTGATTGTCTAGCTTTAGCTTTTAAGATTGACAACGCACACTCAATGCCGTTCGAATCAAGCCCGTTGTCTAACAATTCGTCAACAAACAGTAGGTTAATTTTTTGATATAAGCTTTCCCATACATCTCGAAAAGCTAAACTTAACGAAATAATAACTCTATTCATTTCTCCTCTTGAAAGATTATGAAAATCTAAGTCTTGTCCTAATTGTGTGATTTCAACACTTAAATCGTTTTGGAATACAACATTATGCGGCAATCCCATCTTATCTAAGTAGTGAGTTAATCGGTTATTTAAGTATGCTAAGTTTTGATCTATAATCTTTTTACGGATAAAACTGTCTTTGTTTGTTAGTAATTTAAGCAAAAACTCCTGATGATCTTTGAGTGCATTTGCTTCATTAATAGTGTCCCAAACAATTTCTTGCAATGCAGCATTGCGTAATTCGTCAACTTGTTCTTGATATGGATCAGTCTCGACTGCTTTAATTTCTAATTGTTGTTCTAATGATTTAAAGTTAGTTTGATGTTTTAATGCGTCTTCTAGTGTTTCGTAATAGGTGTCCGGACGCTTTTCAATTACTACAAACTTACTTAATTCTTCACAGATTTTAGTGTGATCTGCTAGTACTTTATCATAATATTTCTGTGCTTCGAGCAAATGTTGTGTAGCAGTTTCTAATAATTCTTCATGTTTATGATCATGCAAATCTTGGTCACAAGCATGACATTTTTTATTATCTAATGAATCGATTTCTCTAACATATTTGTCTCTTGTTTTAAGAGCTTGAGTAGTTGCAGATTCTAATGTTGCTCTTTCTTTGTTAAGACTCGTCATTGTTGCACGTTGATCTAAGTATTCTTTTAACAATGCATGATTGGCAATTTCAGCTTCGATATCTACACCTTCCATCTCTACGATAGCACGAGCGAGTTTTTCTAAGTCAGTTTCTTGTTGACTATACCATGCTTTTTGTCTTAATAATAACGTATCAATGCTCTGTTGAATCTTCTCATTTGACTTTTTAGCAGCTTCAATGTTAGCAGTTTCTTGATAAATTGTATCTTTAGTTTGTCTAATTAGTTCTTTAAGTGCTTCAGCTTTTTCACTTAGTAATGTAATACCTAGCAGTTGTTCAATGATCTCACGTTGATCATTTGCTCTCATTGATAAGAACGGTTCTGTATAAGTGTTTAATGCGACAATATGTTTAAACATATCATGACTCATACCAAATAAATGATGTAAGTCTTTCTGTGTCTCACGCATATCGCCTTGTGCATCATCGGCTAAAACTTGAGATTCTTCGTTAACAAAAAACTTAAGAACAGTTGGTTTACGACCACGTTCAATGCGATAAGTGTTACCGTCCTTTTCAAAAGTTAAGGTAACTAGCATGTTTTTATTGTTAATTTTATTGATTAAATTGTCTTTTTTAATGTTAGTAAGAGCAGTACCGTAAAGCGCATAACTCAATGCGTTTACGATAGTTGTCTTGCCTGTACCGTTTCTAGATCCAGCGTCATCACCGCCTTGATCTAAGTTTTCTCCTAGTACAAGTGTTAAGTTTTCTTTCTCAAAATCTACAGCTTGAGTTTGATTCCCTACACTCATAAAATTCTTTACAGTTAAATTTTGTATTTTCATAGGTTGCTATAGATTGATAATAATGTGTTTTTGTTATAAGTTTCAGAGTCAATGTTTACAATTTGAGTAGCTACAATTTCGTCTATACTTTCAAATGCTTCAATGTCTACGTTACTAGTTACATCTATTGATTTACGTTCTTCAATTACTTTAAGTTCTCTTAGTTTGTAATCTCCAATGAACTTTTCTTTAATAAAGCTGGCTTCTTCAAAGCTAATATCAATGTCTAATGCTACACGTAAGTGTTGATTTGGTTTAAGAATCTTATCAGCATCGTCTAAAAGTTGACTTAATTTAACAGTTCTAAATGTAGGTTGATTTGGCCAAGTAAAGAATTCTGGTTGTCCTCCCCACTCTAAAGTCATCATACCTCTTGCATCATCCCATGCATCTGCATAGTTATGAGGAAATGCATTACCGATGTAATGCATGTTTTCACGTTGTTGTCTTTTGTGAAAATGACCACTAAAACCAAGTTCGTAACTGCTAAAAGAGTCTAAACTAATCTCACCGTGATCAGGCATTTGTACCATTGCGTTCATAAAAAAATGAGGTAATTCGAAGTGTCCAAAGATATATTTCGCACCTTTCTTACCAATTTCTTTCCATTCATCATGTACTAACCAAGGACATAATGTAACATTTCCAACAGTAGTAGGATGATGAACTACGGTAATTCCAGGGATATATTTGCCAAATTCAACGCTGTGTATGTCACGTTTATCTTTATAATATAGGTCGTGATTACCTGGAAAAAAATAAAAAGCATCAAACGCTTGGCCTAATTTTTCCAAGCATCTTAAGCTATAATCCATTGTTGTAATGTTTAAACTGTTGCGATTGTGATGCCAATCTCCCATGAAGATACCAACGTCGCACCCTTCTTCTTTTGCTTTCGCAATGTACCAATCTACAAATTCTTCACAATCTTGATTGTGTACACTGCTGTTTGACTTAAGACCATAATGGATGTCGGTGAAAACGGCAGCTTTTTTAAATAAATTATTCATTATTTCCTGTTGATTCGTGTTTTAATAAAAACCAAACTAAATCTTTGTTTGTGTTAAATGTAACTGTACCGCTAGACATGCTATCAAACTTTATATTGCATTTGTAAGTTTCTTCAAATAGTTTTTCAATATGTGTATAGTCGGTGTTAGGGTGTTCTTCTTTAAGTTTTTTATATGCATCATCGAGTGCAGGATGTGCTATATCCAGTGTATTATTCATAGTCATTATTTTTTTAATTTAAATACTAGTTGTCCGCAGTCCCAAACTTTAAAAAACCCGTTGTTTTCCATATTTTGTGATGCAGTTAATGTGTTATCAAATGTTAATAGTTTGTGTTTCATTAAGTGTTTTTGCCATTGATACCGTGAACCTGCATACTTTCCGGATTTATCAATATAAAAAAATCCTGGTGGTGATGTAGATTCTAACGTAAATCCTAATTTGTAATAAACATTACCAGTGCTATAACGACGATTGCAATACGACAGTAATACATCATTGGGTTCCATATAACATTTAACAAAATGTTTAATAAGTTTACTTGCGCCGCCTACTACTTGCAACCCCGAGAATGAACATAATCGTAATAGTTCAAATGTATTAGTGGCTTTAGTAAATCTTGGCTTACCAAACGTTGCAACCATAATTAATCTATTAGTAGTATCGTACAGACCTAGGTTAATTAAACTGTTAACGTCTCCCTGCAGGTGATGAGTTGATATAAACTGTGCCTTCTCAGCTGAATTAACTACTTGCAGGTTAGTGTGCCTTGCGTATAATTTAGAATGTAGCCCTAATCTGCTATCAATTAAATTAATAGTTTGTTCCCATTTTTCATTAATTTCTGTATCCCAAAATTGTAATAATGCAATGTTTTGTGATATACATGCATTAGTTTTTTGTAAATGATACATCTGTGTTTTGTTATACTGTTCTGAATGAAAATAACATCCGTTAATTTCTATTGCTAAATTATAGTCTGGAAAATATAAATCTAATTCTTTAGGTGAAATTATAGTTCTATTATTCGTAATTATTTTAACACCTTTTTGATCATAATGCAAGTATAATCTTCGTTCTAATTCACTTGCAGAATGCCGGACGATATTAATATTTAATGAATGAAAAATTTTGCATAGTTGACTAGAACTAATACCTATATCATTAGCAATCTCGTGTACAGTTTTACCTGAATGCTGTTCATTTTCTAGCCAAGATGCGTTTGTAAGTTTTTCTAATGTATCTGCAGAAAAATAGTGTTCTCGTTTAGTAGCAACGCTTTTTTCTCGTATACTTGCATTACTTAGAGGATTAATATAACCGTATTTAATAATGTTAGTATCTTTAATTTGTTGTTGAATATCTAAATTTAGTAACGGATTAGTGCAGCCGTATCTAATAAGATTCGTTTCTTTAATTTTAGATTGAACATTATAATTTTTTGCAGGATTATCAAAGCCGTATTTAATTAAATTAGTATTTTTAATTTTTTGCTTAGTCTCTGATAAGTGCATAACATGTGATACATTATATTTTTCTAAATTAGAAGTAATAACACGTTGTTTGTATTCGTCAGTTTGAGAATAATGGTCAACACCGTATTTTTCTAAACTAGTAGATTTTACTTTAGTTTTCCAATCGTTGGTTTGAGTGTGCCATTCGACACCAAGAAGTTCTAAATTCTTTTTCTTTTTTATAACAGTAGAATAAGTTGCAGTGCATTTTGGACTGCAATATGCTCGGTATTGTTGTAAATCTAAATGCCAACTTAACTGGTTACTGCATTCACAACACGGAATTACAAGTGATTGTTGTTTAATATGATAAATTATTTGTCTAGCATTTGTACTAGACAATAATGTAGAAATTTGTGATATTTGTTCAGCATACGGTGTTTTTAATAATGCTGTGTAAGACAGGCGAGGTCGCCTGTCTAAATCCGTTAATGTAGTTAAAATTTTTTGATATTCAATCACTCGTAATCCTCTGATCTTCGCATTGCTACCTCATATTCTTCTGAACCTGTTCTAGTATACGACGGATTCATTCCATTCATTTCTAAAATATCGTCTCTAATATTCTGATTGCGCTTCTCTATATTTATAACTCTTACGAACGAATTGGTAACTGCAGCAGTAAAGTATGCAAATGGATTATCTGATTTAGATTCGTCAAATTGTAATCCAATTTGTGTTAGTTGTAATATTGCCTGTCCACGCATTTCATCGTTGTAGGTATAACCTCTAACATTACCTCTAGTAGCATAACGTTCACAAAGTTTAATCATCATACGAGCTAACGTATCAGTAATTTGTCCTGCATTTTTATCAAAATGCCCAGTTTCTAAGTCTCCCCTCCAGTGGCTTTTACCTACACATACAAGTTCGTCATCTATAAATTTCCAATGTTGAAACGGCGGAAAATTAACTTTTTCTCTTCTATCTGCTTCTGTTTTTGGATTTTTCTTTCTTACTGAATTAAGAGGAATATGATCGTAAGTCATAATTCTAAAAACTACATTTTCTTTTGCAATTTTTTTATAATCAACTTCGCAGTCAGCTTGTTTAATCTTTTCGCCGCTGCTTTTTCGAATAGCGTAGTCTAAATCGCCTATTCTTTTTGCTTGATTTCGTTTAGCTTCTGCGATAGTGCGGATGTTTATCTTATCTAAGCTAGGTAAAATTATATCATATTGGTGAAAAGATTTATCTGTAAACACACAGTAAGAGCTTTTTGATCTGTGTATTTCTAACAGCATATCCTTGTTGTTTAAGTAATTTACTTTTGGTGTAAGCATTGTTCGTATCTCCATGTACTGTATATATTATAAACTCTATACTTAATAAAGTCAAATAAATAATGTTATATAAGAGGATTTATTTATGGCAATGAATATGGCAGGCGCAGCTGCTGGCGTAGGAATGGGCGCAACTGCATTAGGCGGTGCATTTAGTTTTTTGAGTGACTCGAGATCAATGACATTGCCTAGAGCAGGTGAAGTAATCGGCGATACAATGAGTGTTGCACCGTATTTTGATGATTTAAAAATTGATGATTGGAGAGTTCGATTATCGTTACCGTTATGGCCGAGTTTTAGGTATACAAATGCAGTATTACAACCATTGCTTGATGCTGGAGGAATGATTTTTCCGTACACACCTAGTATTACTATTCATTCAAATGCATCGTACACAGCAATGCAACCAGTACATTCAAACTACAAGTTTAATGCATATCAGCATAGTGATCCGGGTACAATTACAATTACCGCACCAATGAATGTTGAAGATCAAGAACAAGCATTATATTGGATTGCGGCACTGCATTACTTTCGATCAGTAACAAAAATGTTTTCAGGTAATGATCCAAAAGCTGGTAATCCGCCACCGATTGTAAAATTAAATGCATACGGAAGTTATGTGTTTAACAATGTACCAGTCGCAGTTACATCGTTTCAAACAACATTAGATGCACAATGTGATTATATTCCAGTTGCTACACACACTAGTATGGTAGGAAAAGTTAATTCGTTAGCAGAAGGTATTGGCGGATTAGCTGGAGCACTAGGTGGAGCATTTGGCATGCAAAAAGCTACAAGCAAACTTACAGATATAACAGAAGGAGTTAGTAAAGTAGCAACACTAGCTAATGCTATGGGATTAGGTTTTGATGCTGAAGGAGGTATTGCATATGTACCAACTAGGAGCCAGTTTACAGTAAATTTAACACCTATGTATAGCAGAACAACTGCCCGTAAGTTTAGTTTAGATAACTTTGTTACCGGATCATATCTTAACAATAACACAGGATATATTTAAACATGATAGCAAAATACAAAAATACAAGTCCGTGGTATAAAACTTCGGTTACACAGGATTACTTAGATATTTTAAAAATTCGTCCAGTTGCAGCAGAAGTAGTTGACTTTTTGTATACAATTGAAATACAATACAAGCATCGTCCAGATTTATTAGCATTTGATTTATACGGTGATGCAGCATTATGGTGGGTGTTTACACAGCGTAATCTTGATGTAATTCAAGATCCAATTTTTGATTTTGTGCCAGGAACACAAATATATATTCCGCAAATGAGTAAATTAAAAGTATCATTAGGGATATAAATTATGACAGATTCAGCAACAACATTGTTTAATAGTGCAACGTCGTCAGATGTAGTAACTAGCATTTCGGCCTTTGCAAAAAGCATTACAACCAAATATCAAAAAATTGGTGATATTCCGCTACCGATACCAAATGTGTTACATGATTATGCATCTTACAATTATATTATAGGATTTGCAGTAATAACAAATGATGATTTAGCAAATCCAGATTCAACATATATGTCGAACAAGTCAGTATTAAAAGATAAAAAAACAGGTGATTCAAAAACATCAGACTTGCGATATATATTTAAAGCTGGTAATGCAGATCCTGATAATAGAATTTTAACAGCATATGGAAAGTTTGATTTCTTTATAGATGACTTGAATATTGAAAGTGTTATCGGTCTTGAAAGAAGTAACAATACAAATACAACTAATATAACATTTAGTGTAACTGAGCCGTATAGCATGGGGTTGTTTTCAATAGCATGCCAACAAGCTGCATGGGATGCTGGACATAAAAATTGGAGAGAAGCACCGTTTTTAATAACTATCGAGTTTCGTGGCAACGATGAAATGGGTGTAATGTCGCAAATACCTACAACACAACGACATATTCTTGTTAAGTTTCAAGAGATGAGTATGACAGTTAATCATACTGGTTCTGTTTATCAGTGTAGTGTATTTGCATGGAATAACTCGGCGTTAACTGCAAAAAATGCAACGTTAAAGAATGATATGTCGGTTAAAGGGTCGTCGGTACAAGAAGTATTGCAAACTGGTGAAAACAGTCTTCAAGCTGTATGGAATAGACGATTACAACAACTTAAAGAAGATAAAGTTCTTGAAGTACCAGATGAAATAATAATTTTATTTCCTGATGCAGTATACAGTGAAAACGATGAAGATAATAAAGGCAATACTGAAGAAGTATCGAGTGCAACTACTGGTTCAGCAGCTCCTCAGGATGCAATTTATAAAAAATTAGGTGTAATGAAAGATGAAAAAAATAATAATCAAGTACAAGATCCTAAAAATTGTAATATAATCGGGCAAGCATTAATTGGAGTAGGGCAGGATAAGAAAGCAGACGCGCCTTTTGGTAAAGATCAAGAAGTGTACAACGAGCAAGCAAAAGTAAATGTGCGTCAGAATAATACACCTACAACAACTGAAACTGATTTTAGGTTTAGACAAGATATGTCAATACCAAATGTTATTAATCAAGTAATTTTGCAAAGTAATTTCCCACAAGAAGCGTTAGATCCAAACGCGTTATCACCAGAAGGATATGTAAAATGGTGGAGGATTGATACACAAGTTTATAATGTGTCAACTGATGCAAATTATAAATCAACTGGTACACAACCTAAAATTTTAGTGTATAGAGTAATTCCGTATAATGCACATAATAGTTCAGGACCGGGCGCTGCAGGTGCTAAACCACAAGGATATGCCGAATTATACAAAAAAGCTGTGAAAAAATATGATTATATCTATACTGGTAAAAATGTTGATGTATTAAATTTTGAAATTAAAATTGAAAATAGTTTTGCAGTGTCCATGGCAGCAGATGCAGGCGCAAGATCTCAAGATGTTGTAACAGCCGAAAAGCAAGGTTCGGCTCCTGTTGAAACTAACGTAATTAATCTACAAGGTGAAGAACCTGAAGAAAATACAACTCATAATTCAGTATCGTATAATAACACAAAATCAAAAACTGATAAGTTAGGCGGTAGTGGAGTTGACACTAACATAACCCGAGCAGCTAGATTATTTCACGATTCAATAACTGAAGGTCAAGATATGATAATGTTGGATTTAAAAATCGTAGGAGATCCGTTTTTTATTGCACAAAGTGGAATAGGAAATTATACATCAAAACCAACAGAGCATTCGAATCTAAATTTAGACGGAACTGTTAATTGGCAAAATGGTGAAGTGCATATTATTGTTAATTTTAGAACTCCAATTGAAATTAATCAGTATACTGGTTTGTATCAATTTCAAGGAGAAACCCAACCACATGCAAAGGAAACTACTCCAGTTATGCAATATAGCGGATTATATAGAATAAATCGAGTCACTAGTACATTTAAGAGTGGACAATTTGAACAACGATTACTTGGACAACGTTTAAGACTGCAAGAGAAAGAAAAAGAATCACAATCGTCATTTGGCACTGGTAATTTAACAGCTTCGGCTGAGAACATAATGAAAAAAATAAGCAATTTACCTGGTGACCTTGTAGATACGGTGAGTGATGTTGCAAGTTCGATAGGCAAGAATATTGTTACATTTATCACACCTGGAGATTAATATATGAGTGAAACAACAGATACAATACCAGCATCGTACGGCGAATCAAAACCAGGTCCATTTTTAGCTAAAGTAATTAGCCATTTAGATTCGTCTTATATGGGCGGCTTAGAAGTTGAAATATTAAGAAGTGTAGGTAATGATGGGTCGTCAGGGCAAACACATCAAGTAAAATATATGAGTCCATTTTACGGAGTTACTAGTGCCGATTTTACAACTGGTAAAGAAAATGATTTTCAAAATACACAAAAGAGTTACGGCATGTGGATGGTTCCGCCCGATCCAGGAACAACTGTAATCGTTGTTTTTATTGACGGAGATCCAAAACGAGGATATTGGATCGGCTGTGTACAAGATGAAAGTATGAATTTTATGGTTCCTGGATTAGCAGCTACTGCAAATATAGTAGATCCATCAGGTGATAGATTGCCGGTAGCTGAATTTAATAGAACTTTGAATAAAAACAATACGTTACCTGATCCTACTAAAGTTCCAAAACCAGTACATCCGTTTGCAGCAGTGTTGCAAAAAAGTGGGTTAGATAAGGATGATATTCGTGGTATAACAACAAGCAGCGCACGCCGTGAAACTCCTAGCTCAGTATTTGGAATTTCCACACCTGGACCGTTAGATAAAAGTGATGGTGCAAAACAAGGAACGATTGGTAAAAAAGATCACCCTATTAAAAATGCGTATGTAAGTCGACTAGGCGGATCGACGTTTGTAATGGACGACGGTGACGATAAGTTTGTTAGATCAAAACCTGCATCAGCTGCTGGTCCGGAGTATATTGCAGTTGAGCAAGGAAAAGAGCCAGGCGATTCTGGCCATTCTATTCCACATAATGAATTAGTTCGTATTAGAACTAGAACCGGGCATCAGATTTTATTACATAATAGTGAAGATTTAATTTATATCTCGCATGGTAGCGGAAATTCATGGATTGAGATGACTGCTAATGGTAAAATTGACGTGTATGCAAAAGACAGCATTAGTTTTCATACCGAAAAAGATTTTAACTTTACTGCAAACCGTGATATAAATTTTACCGCATCACGTAATATTAATACAAGTGCAGGCGGTTATATAAGAGAAACATCGGGTGGTGCAAATGAAACTAGTGCAGGCGGAAACATAGTTGAATCTGCAGCTCAAATTCAAATGAATGGTCCGGCAGCACAAGCAGCACTTAAAGCAAATCGGATACCGCAACGTGAACCATGGTTAGGCCACGAGAATTTAGACCCAACTGTCGAAACAGACGCAACTAAAGAACCAAAAGAACCTGCCGGAGCTCCGGCGTATACGCTCCCTAATGACACGTTTGAAAAACTTAAAGGACCTGAAGACGAGCAACAAGGATAATAAAAATGAGTCAACAATACGACAGAATACAACTACCTGCAATTACAAAAAAAACAGAAGTAATTGCACCAAAAACATATAAAGGATTTTCAACTTTAAATAGTAAAGCAGAGCATTATAGTTTATATGATTTTGAGTTAATCAAACAAGATATTATAAATCATTTTCACATTAGACAAGGAGAACGTCTAATGCAACCAACATTTGGCACAATTATATGGGATATCTTGTTTGAACCGATTACAGAGCAGGTAAAATCTATAATTTTAGAAGATGTATCTAGAATTATTAATTATGATCCAAGAGTTAAGATAACTGATACGAATATTTCGGTATATGAATCCGGTATACAGATTTTGTTTTCATTAACGTATACCGCATACAATATCACTGAGAGAATAACGTTACGATTTGACGAAGCAAACGGTTTAACTACAAGATAAACTGCATGGTTAATATAAACAATAAATATCATTATTAGGACAACATCATGAGTGCAACCGACAGACAAAATAGATTATTAGTAGCTGAAGATTGGAAAAAAGTATACCAATCTTTTAAAAATGCAGATTTTCAAAGTTATGATTTTGAAAATTTAAGACGTACAATGGTCGATTATATTCGCCAAAATTATCCAGAAGATTTTAATGATTATATTGAAAGTTCCGAATACCTAGCATTGCTTGATGTTATTGCATTTTTAGGACAAAGTGTAGCATTTCGAGTAGATTTAAATGCTCGTGAGAATTTTTTAGAATTAGCAGAGCGTCGTGATAGTGTATTGCGATTAGCAAGATTAATTAGCTATAATGCAAAAAGACATATACCTGCATATGGATTGTTAAAATTTACTTCAGTACAAACATCTCAAAATATCTTAGATAGCAACGGTCGTAATTTATCTGGACAATCGGTTGTTTGGAATGATTCATCAAATGCTAACTGGTACGATCAGTTTATTAAAATAATAAATGCAGTAATGGATCCTACTCAACAGTTTGGAAACCCATCTGATAAGGATACAATTTACGGAATCCCAACTGAAAAATATACATTAAACACGACAACATCCGGAGTACCGTTGTATTCTTTTACTAAAACTGTAGCAGGTCGTGTAATGAATTTTGAAGTTACAAGTTCGACATTTACAGGACAGAATTACGTATACGAAGAAGCTCCAAAAGTAGGTAGAAAACTATCGTGTATTTTTAGAAATGACGGACAAGGATATGGAAGTGCAGGAACCGGATTCTTTTTAAATTTTACACAAGGAACATTAGCATCGTCTGAGTTTACAGTTACACAACCACGTAGTAATGAAATTGTTGATGTTGGTACAACTGGGATTAATAATACCGATGTATGGATGTATCGATTAGATAAAACCGGTGCCGAGTTAGATGAAAATTTATGGACTAAAGTTTCAAATTTTGAAGGTAACAATATTATCTATAATAGTGTTAATAAGAGTATTAGAAATATTTATAGTGTAACAACCCGAGCAAGCGATGCGATTAGTTTAAATTTTAGTGATGGAACTTTTGGAAATAAACCGTTAGGTACATTTAAAGTTTATTATAGAACTAGCAATGGTATTTCGTATTCAATTAATCCGCGTGACATTAAAAATGTGTCAATATCTATCCCATATACTTCTAATTTAGGAAAGAAGGAAACATTAACACTGTCTTTATCATTAGCAACTGCAGTAACTTCTGCGGAAGAGGCAGAAACTAATGCACATATTAAAGCAAATGCACCGTCTACATTTTATACACAAAATAGAATGATAACCGGAGAAGATTACAATATTGCGCCATTAAGTGTAAGTCAGCAAGTTTTAAAAGTAAAAGCTGTTAATCGATCATCGAGTGGTATTAGTAGATATTTTGATTTAGTAGATCCAACTGGGAAATATAGTTCTACAAATTTATTTGCCGACGATGGTGTAATATATACAGAAGATTATCAAATTACTGATTCGTTTTCATATTATAGTAAAACAGATATTGAAGGGGTTATCTATAATATAGTAAATTCTCTTCTTAAAAAATCAGAGTTACGTAATTTTTATTATTCTCATTATCTTTCAGAATTCCCTCCGTTAGGATCAACGTTTTATTGGGAAGCTAATGTAACAACATTAGGATGTGTTAAACGAACTGGAATCGGGTCAATTGCACAAGTTGGGCCAACACAATCGATCCCTGATGACTTGAGATACATTAGAACAGGTGCATTAGTTAAATTTATAAGTCCTGTAGGAAAGTATTTTAATACATTCTTAGATAATGCATTAACAGACATACCCGAAAATACAAATATGTCTGATATTCCTGGTGCAGTTGATTACCTTTGGGCCGCAGTTGTAAGTGTAGACACTGCAATTGCAGGACAGTCATTAACTGGTATAACGTTAAACGTGAAGATACCATCTAATGCTTATGTTTATCAAATTATTCCTCAATTTAGAGCTGCATTAGAAACAAGTGTAATTTTAACAATGATAGATTTAATATTTGAAAATAAAGCTTTTGGTTTAAGTTACGATGCATTAACACAAAGTTGGAAAATTATTTACGAATCTAACATAAATTATCTATCATCGTTTTCGTTAGGAAATCAAAGAGACGTAACAGCAACCCAACAAGATGCAAGTTGGATGTTACTATTTACAACTAACAATGAAAAGTATATTTTAACAAGTCGAGAAACTAGATACATTTTTGAAAGTGATAAACAACTAAGATTTTTTTATGATAAAAATGATGTTATTTCAAAAACTATATCAAGTTCTGTAGTTCGAGATAAGATTAATGTATTAGGGATTAATCGGCATCCGTCTAGTACAAAACCATTTACTACTGATTTTATGTGGGACATTGTGTCTGAATATATAGGGTTAGACGGGTACGTAGATAATAAAAAAATTGTTATTTCGTTTGCTGATATCGACGATAACGGTGTAGTTGACAATCCGGAAATGTTTAATGTAATTGTTGAACCGTTAAATTTAAACATTTTACCAAATAAGAAATATGTTATTCAAGAAAGATATTCGATATCAGTAGGTCAAGATGATTATCGATACTATGATAATTTTACAAATGATACTGTTAAAATTTTAAATTTAGAAACAGAAGTAGTTGATTATCCTAATTATCAATATTATTATTTTATTGATACCGGAGTAGTAAAGAAAAGAACTACTAATTCTCTTATGCTGTCAACGGACTATAAAGTATATGCCGGTAGAGACAAATTAAAGTTTCAATATATACATAATGCTAATTATGATTCTAGAATAGATCCAGGTGCTAGCAATATAATCGATGTGTATATTTTAACTAAATCATATGATACGTTATTTAGAAGATGGATTAACGGTTCGATTTCGTATAAACCATTACCACCGGGATCAGACGAGTTGTATAATGTTGTAGCACCGTCTTTAAATTTAATTAAATCAATTTCAGATGAGATAGTATACCATCCGGTGGTTTATAAAGTATTGTTTGGTGCTGACGCAGATCCGGAATTGCAAGCAACTTTTAAAATTACAAAAACACCTGGTCGGGTAATATCTGATAATGATGTTAAATCTCAAGTAATTGTTTCTATTAATGATTTCTTTTCGTTAGATAATTGGGACTTTGGCGACACGTTTTTCTTTACAGAGTTAGCAACATACGTTATGAATTCTGTATCGCCAAATATATCTAATTTTGTAATTGTGCCAAAACACTCTAATATTAATTTTGGCGGATTATACGAAATTAAATCAGACAACAACGAAATTTTAATTAACGGCGCATCAGTATCTGATATTGAAATTATTTCAGGAATTACAGCAACTAACATTAAATCGTCAAACGTAACAATTGACAATAACACAATAAATCGACAATTTATAACTAGCTCAATATATGGGAGTAACTAATGGCTAACAACATCATCATACCTAGAACCGAATCAACTGACACGAGCGATGACGCAACGGTTGCATCGTTTTTACCTAGGCATTATAGATCTGATGCAAATAAAAAATTTTTGCATTCAACAATTACTCAATTAACACAGCCAGGACAAGTTAAAAAAGTTAGCGGATATATTGGAAGACAATATTCTAAGTCTACCGTTTCGGATGATGTATTTGTTAATGCTCCTACTAGAAATAGACAAAATTATCAACTTGAACCCGGATTTGTTATTGATGATATGTTAGATAATACTGTATTTTTTAAGGATTATCAGGATTATATTAATCAACTACGAGTGTTTGGCGCAAATGTGTCGGATCACTCAAGATTAAACAAACAAGAATTTTATAGTTGGAATCCGCATATTAATTGGGATATGTTTGTTAATTTTCAAAATTATTATTGGATGCCACACGGTCCTGACACAATTACTATTAAGAACGTAGCTTCAACTATTGCAACTAGTACATATCAGGTAACTGTTGACACGTCAACAGCTGACAGCTCTTATATGTTTTCCCCTGACGGAATAACACGGAATCCTGTAATTGCATTATATAGAGGTCAAACTTATAAGTTTATAATTGACAGTATTGAAAATACATTTAGTATTAAGACACAGAGAACTAACGGACCTTTAAATCGATATGTAAGCCCATTGCTGATTAACAATTCTATTCAGTCTGGTGAAATTACATTTACAGTTCCGGATAATGCGCCTGATCAGTTATTTTATGTTAGCGAAAGTAATATAGATATGGGAGGGGTGTTTAATATTTTAGATCTAAGCGATAACAGTTACATTAATGTTGATGCAGAAATTATCGGAAAGAAGACTTATAAATTTAATAATATTAATTTAAGTAATGGAATGCGAGTTCAATTCGCAGGTAATGTATATCCTAAGACCTATGCAACTGGTAGATATTTTGTTGAAGGAGTAGGCACTAGCATACAATTAATAAATGAAAAAGATTTAGAAATTATAACATCGTATACTACATCAAAATCGATGCTGTTTGAAAATGATTTATTTGATACAACTCCATTTAGTGATTCTACATCGTATGTAACTAATCCGGATTATATTGTAATTAATCGAGCAAGTAACGATAGAAATTTTTGGAGTAGAAACAATAAGTGGATTCACAAAGAGGTGATTGAGAAGAGTGCGTTAGCAAACGACATACCTGCAACTTACGATCAAGCTTTTAGAGCAGTTAGACCAATTATCGAATTTGAAAAAAATTTAAAATTATTTAATTTTGGAACTCGTGCAATCGTTGATGTTGATGTAATTGATACAGTTACTCGTGATGCATTTTCAACAATTGAAGGGTCGTTAGGATATAACATCGATGGCATTAATTTAATCGAAGGACGACGAGTAATATTCACTGCAGATACCGATGTTCTTGTAACAAATAATGTATATCAAGTAGATTTTATTGATGTGTTGCATGAAGTTACTACACGAAAAATAAGCCAAACTGGAGTAATTGAGAAAGTTAACGCAATTAATTCAGGATGGACTGCAGTTGTTACAGGATTAACCTCAGTTGCAGGATTAACAGTCGGAGGGAATCTAATTGCAACTGCAGGAACCGGGCAATTATATAGCGGAACACTCGATCCTGATGTTATTAAAATAACTGCAATTCTTAGTTCTTCTAGCATTGCATATACTATCTTAGGTGGAGCAAAACCGATTGAAGGTACGATTACTAATATTTCTACTACAATGGATACTAGTCGTCAAATCCGACTAGTGAAAGTAGCCGAACCTGAACAAAACCAAGTTGTTTTAGTAAAACAAGGTACAACATATCAAGGTAACATATTTTGGTATAACGGAGTATCGTGGAACTTAGGTCAGCAAAAAACAAAATCAAATCAAACTCCTCTATTTGATATAGTAGATGTTAATTTAGTAAGTGTCGGTGATACAAGTTCATATCCAGGTACTACATTTAAAGGCACATCGATTTTTTCTTATAAAGTCGGAACTGGAACAACAGATTTAAATTTAGGGTTTGCATTATCGTATAAAAATATTAACAATATCGGTGATATTGTTTTTAAATTTGCATTAATTAACGATGTATTCAAATACGAATTAAATGAAAAAACGATTACACAATCGATTGATACTGGATTCTTAGTTAAAACTAATGATGATAACAGTGTACAATATGTTAACGGATGGGAAACATCTAAAATCAAAAATTCACAAGCTGCAATTCGATTATACAAGGATTCGGCTATAGTTAATAACTTTGATATTGACATTTTTGATAGTCTTCCTGATATTAATGATATTGAAATTCGTGTATATGTGAATAATGACAGAATTATATCTGCAGATCAACAGCCTGCAGCATCTACAGAAAACAATTGGCAATTAGTTTCGACTAATTCAAAAAATGTTAAATTACCTTATTATCAAATAAAGTTTAAAAACGACGTTGAGTTAACTGATATAGTATTAATTAAAGTAATTTCAATGATACCGATTAATTTAAACGGATACTATGAAATACCTATCAATGTTCAAAATAACCCGTTAAATAGTATGTTGACAGAGTTTACATTAGGTGAAGTTCGCGACCATGTTAGCAGTATAATTGATAACATTTACACACTTGGGTATTTAGAATTGCAACCTAATGTTGGTAATCTAAGAGATTTAGGACCTGTGTCAGCTTACGGAACACGGTTTGTACAGCATAGTGGACCTGCAAGTTTGTCGTTATACCATATTACTTCTGATACTAGCAATGTAATTAGAGCAATAGAACAGTCAAGAGACGATTATTGTAAATTTAAAAAATCGTTTTTAACCGTATCTGAAACATTAGGTGTTGACACATCACCGGTTCACCACGTAAATTTAATACTGCAAGAGTTGTTTATTAATTTTTCTAAAACATCACCGTATTATTTTAGTGATATGATACCGTATAATGCAAAAACACAAGTTGACTTTACCGTTTCGGCTCCTGAAGATAACATTTTTTCATTGTCGGCGGTTTTTGATTTACAATCACTGTCTAGTAAAGCAGTCGGCGTATATTTAAATGATGTTCAATTAATTCACGGTAAAGAATATACATTTAATAATCAAGGATTTGTAGTAGTAACTGCATCAATAGTTGCAGGTGATGTTGTATCTGTGTACGAATATGATAGTACTGACGGATGCTTAGTGCCAGAAACTCCTACAAAATTAGGATTATGGCCAAAATATGAACCAAAACTATTTTTAGACACCTCATTAATTACACCTAGGATGATGATACAAGGGCATGACGGTAGTCTAACATTAGCATATGATGATTTTCGTGATGAGTTATTGTTAGAATTAGAAAAACGAATTTACAATAATATTAAAGTACAATACGATCCTCATATTTTTGATTTAACAGATATTATACCGTCTTATTCTCGTAAAACTGATTACAGTTTACATGAGTTCAATGATGTGTTAATGCCAAATTTTAATAAATGGGCAGTCGACGCAGGTGTTGATTTTTCAACATTGTTAAGTTATGATAAAACAAACTCTTTTACTTTTAATTATAATAATCACCGTGCTCCGGAC